GTGCAAGGCACGGGGATACTCTACGCTAAACCCCCCGAGGTTTTGCCTCGGTCGGATCCCTTACGGGACCCGTTCTAGCGTAGGAGGCCACCATCTAAGGTTGTGCCACCCTGGACTAACCCGTTTCGGGCCCTCCAGACGTGCCGCAACTTGCAGTATCAACTGCACAAGATGGGGCGCTACAACTGCGTCCAAAGGGGGCAGACAAAGGAACAAGTCGTAGTGGGGATCCAAAAAGGTACCCTCACTCGTGCTTGAACCAATGACTGTCTCCTAAGGAGCCATCGTCTTCCGCGGGCCACCCTTACGGGAGGTCCTTTTGGGACGGTCACCCCGTGTTGGCAGGAGGCGTGCTGTCTGAATTAGTCCATAGACCGATTTCTCGGACTTGGGTCCTAACGCAGCCAGTCGTATCTTCTGCAAACCGGTAGCGATCGCACCAATATGGTTGACGATAGTTGCAGTGGTAGCCGCCACGGTCTTGCTTCTCCTTGTGGATAAGACCGCGAACGGATCGAGAAAGAGCCTAACATCCAAGTCGAAAGACTGGGGTGCATCAGCTCCGCCTCTAGCCGCACGCGCCTTGTCCCACTCCAACTGCAGCTCTGCGATATTTCTACGCAGGACTGCAAGAGGAGCCAAGGAGGGCAGTATCGACTGGGCATCCAATCCTTCAGGAACCAGCCTGGCCAGCTTACCGGATTCCTTTTGGAAGTCGATAAGCTTACTAAGCTGATTCTTGATCGCTGCCTCTAGGACTTTGGTCTTGCCTTCAGTCCAGAGCGCCCATACTATGTATGGAGCTCTGTGCTCAAAGCAACCCAACATCCCAGGGGCGACGAGCTCGGCTAGATAAACTAGCTTCACTCGGCGCCTCTGTCTCCGGTCCTCTCGCGAGGGCAGGAGATAGAGCTTCCATGCCTTGTGCGCGAGACGCTCTCCGAGCGAACCGCGACCAAGAACATGGAAGAGCGCAGCGAACAAGCCCCGGGATCCCAACACACTGGATCGAGGTGTCCAGCGCTCTTCAATCTCTCTGAACCAAGCTACTACCCCGTAAAAGGAGACGTGCTTGATCGCCTGGGTAGGAAGAAAGTCCTTCCCCAAGTCCTCAAGTCGTTTCCCCCTAACGAGGGACATAGCTTCGAACAGTGAGCCTAAAGGGGCGCCGGTCACTTCCGTTCCACGGTGAATCCACCTCTTCGCAAATTCGTACGTGTCTTGCGACACATGCGTCTTCGCGACAGAGAGTGCAACACCTAGCTGGTCCATGATGGTTCGGTACTCCAAAGCAACAGCATTGTTAGCAATGACAATGTCGTCGCCGAGGAGAGCGTAAGCCGCGAAGGTGGGAGAAAGTCCTGCCCTAACGGCCGCCGCCCGAACCACCACATGGTGGCAGATTGAAAATGTAGACCAAGAGCTATACGCACCCATGGGTTGGCCGCACGCGTACCTTACGGTATCGCGCCGGTTACCCCAGGAGATTGTGTAGTCTCGATCACATATCAACTGCCGCCATGCGGCCGCAACATCCTCCCGGCCCAGCAGCGTGCCCAGTACCGCCTCCTGTATCTCTACGGGAAAGCGGTCTGTAGCAGCTGTCAAGTCGAGGGAATGAAACGGCCCCGGGCCAGTTAGTGTGGAGCGGAAACCACCTTGATTAAAGGTCATGTCCGGCTTCAGGCCCCGCAAGAACCGCATTTCTGCGTCATGCAAGGGCTTTAGGCCAGACTGTGTCCAATAGTCAAGGATGGCAACAATCCGTGTCTTGGCCTCCTTGTCCCTGACTAGAGATAGTTTGGCGCTCCTCCCTTTCGGGGTGAGTCCAAAGTACTCGAGCCAGGTGAGGGGGCTGAGAAGCTTGGATGTTTCAATCGATCGGATTAAGGCATCTCCTCCCAGAATACGCAGGTTGCTAATCTGCTCTTCTGTAAGGAGTGCCGCATCCTCGATAGAACCTACAAGCGCTTGCGCGTTGGGGCCAGCTTTGGTTGTGAGGTGGCACCCCTCCCATTCGGGAAGGGTGATCGCCCAACCTAGAGACCGCACTGTGGCTTGGAGCTCGGCCCGAAGATCGGGCAAACTTGATGAGCTGCAAGGCACGGTAACAGTCGATAGGTCGGGTGACTTCCAGCCAGGTAAGATACGGGATATCCCCAAAAGGGTCAATCCCATTCGAACCTGAGATGGATCACGCTCACGGAACAACTCTTCGAGCCCGGTCCCAGTAATGGGAACGCCGGTCTCGTCGAGTCGGACCCCAAAGCCTGGCTCGGTTGCTAGGCGAGGCGTGCCACAAAGGTACTGTGTGAAGCACAACCGGAGTTCTTTTACAAACCCGATTGTCTCCACAGGTCCCC